AAAAAATCAAGATTGGCTTGGTTTTTACTCCTATAGTGATATTTCTCCATTCGAGATTGATTGTGTTGGAGTTTATCCATATCAGGTTCCAATAAATATAGCAAAAAAAAGGTGGGTCTATGGACAAGCGGTTATATCGCCAGAGTCCATAAATGCCTCATATAACGGCAGTTCTGTTTTTATTGATTACCCGTTTGCTAACTATACGGCAAACTACTCCTATCCAAACCTTGCAAGATGGTCTCAGGGAACGTTTGATAACTTAGGAACAACAGCAAGTTCGCTTACCACTGCAAACTATTCTTTGCCAGATATATTTTTAGGAACAAAAAATCTAGAAGAACTTTATTCGGAAAACAAAGAAATACAAGATGAAGCCTATAAGTTTATTACATTTAGACCAAGTTTAAGTTGGGAAGATAGACATACATACCTTAACTTTCAAACTTTTAACATCCTAAATGACGAAGTTCATGGATTGTTTGGTGTTTTTAGTTCAGAGGACTTGGCTTCGGTTGAAACATTATTTAAAATCTATAATTCAACAAATGGAAATTATTTTGCTGTAAGAAAAGATGAAGACGAAATTCATTACTATTTATCTTACAATGGCATCGAAGAAGAGATTTACTCTTCAGATGCAATTACCTCTGGAGAAATGTTTTCGGCTGGCTTTATAATAGATAACCTAGTTTCTTCATTCGGAGGCAACGTTGCAACCTTTTTTGGCAATAGAGGTGCACTAAAAGTTTATGTTGCTGGAGAAGAAGACCCCACCTATTCTTTTACTGGAAAGATGTATTCTTTTGGTTTTTCTACAACCTTTAATACTAGAGAGGTTGAAGATCATTTTGATGAATTAACTGGTATTTTGCCAATTGACACAGCAACAGAAATTATTAATCATACTGGAAGTTATACACTAATACCAATTGAAGAACATGGTAGATATTATCTTGACATTGCAAGTTTTGGTTATTGGGAAGATTACATCCCTCTTTCTTATTTTGGCAAATACATAAAAGATAAAAGCGGAGTAGAGTATTACGACCTTGACTTTTTGCAGTTTAATATTGATTACCCAAGCACATCTTTGCTTTCAGAGTCAAATCTTTATTATGACACGGAAAATGCTTTTGTAAAAACATATGTAACATTTCAGTATATTGTTGATGGGGCAAATAAAACAAAAGGCTATTTTACTAATTCTGAACCAATAACTGTTGAAAACATTGTTGACGTTGATTTATATGAAGACTGGGCTACAACAAAATTTGAAATAATGAATGGCACTATCCTGTATCCACGTAAAAGTATAGACTTTAACAACATTGCAGTTGTTTTTCATATTGAGTTTTATGCAAAAGGAATTATTAAAAAGCCACTACAAATTAAAAAATTAGAAATTAGTTCTCAAGCATTAAATAGTAATTCATTTAACCCTATAGGAACAAGACTTGGGTTAAATCTTTTTCCATATAAAAAGTCAGGAATTTATTTTGACTACAAAACAAAAAACCCATTTAGTATTTACAAGGGAAGCAGCCCATACCTATACTTAACTAAAGACTCTGGTATTAAAATTCGTGGAGAGTTCGACCCAGACATAAGTCGTGGAATAGCACTTTCAGTAAATGACTCAAGATCTTCTGTATATCAAGTTAATGCCATGCAGTTGTGGATGAGGTATGATGAAGCAGAATTTACCCAGTCACCCTTAGAGTTGTTTGAAATTAAATACAAAGAAGACACAATAAAGTTTTATTTTGTCGCAGACACATCAAAAAACAATCGTGCAACAGTTTATGCAAAGAGCGTACTTACGGGTGAAGATTTTCAAGGAGTTGCCTATTATGTAAATGGAAACCTCGTAAGAGAGCCAAAAATAAGTCTTGGTGAGTGGATCTCTCTTGGTATATCGTTTTCAAATTCTTTAAACTTTGACTCCTTTGTTGGAGCAGTTAACCTAAATGGACCTGTGGTATTTAACAATATTTCTTACTACCAGGCAAACAGCCTTCAGCAACTACAAAAATATATAAACAGGCCATGGATTAAGGTCAAAGAGGACGGGGTACTTGACCTAGACTGGCAGTACTGGGTTAACGACTATATTTGGCAAGAAGTACTTGTTGTGGCCTCTTCTAATCTTTATGCTACAAATCCCGACGAAATCTATAAGACATACACAGGAACAAATAAGATAATCGTTGACGACTCGACAGGAATGTCGTTTGATTCAGACAAAATAAAGATTTATACCGAAACAACATGGCAAACAATTGTAAAGACTCCAGTCTAATATGGTATACTGATGGTTATGGATTCTTTAATTAACCCCGAAACTGGTCAGCCTATTGTTAAAAATGTACGTAGGCAGGTAATTGAAAAGAAGTATAATTGGGGATTATACGTATATAAAAAGGCAACTGGAAAATGGTTTACTGACGGAGAAGGCAATGTGCTTAATATTGAGTCAATGCGTAATGACGTAGCAAAGATTGCAGAACTAAAAGCAGCAGCAAAGCATTATGGCGACGACGGCGACGGAGAAGCAGTTTTTGTTCCAGGCCTAACAAGAATTAGCGATGAAGAACACTCAGAACAAATGGATCGCATGAAGTCTGGACTTATTCCTTCAATGAACGATCTCGGTGCATGGCATGCAGCACAGCAGACTCTCAACAAGGCAGGCAAGGAAGCATTTGATGAGTAACAGCGATTACCTAGAAGCCAGACTGGGAACAACAGAAAAGCAAGAAAGTCAATTTAAAAATAGTGACCCATTTAATAAATCTTGGGAAGAATTAAAAAATCTTGGGGGACTTGAAGAAAATTTTAAACGTCGTATGACACGACAAGTAAATAAGGCAATGACACAAGAAGGATACCTTGCAACTAATGCAAACATTAATCTTCTTAGCACAACCTATCTTGATTCAGCAAATGCAGATCCAAAGGGACTCAAAGACTCTGGATCAAAAGCAATTAATCCTGGCTTGGTGTACCGAAATGGATACGGTCTTTTTGATGTAATTACACCGCCGTACAATATGTACGAACTTGCTAATTTTTATGATACATCTTTTGCTAACCACGCTGCAATTGATGCAAAGGTAGAAAATGTTGTTGGCCTTGGTTACCGTTTTGATGTAACAGACCGTACGATGATGAGCCTTGAAAATAACGCAGACCAAGGTGCAACAGCACGTGCACGTAATAGAATTGAAAGAGCAAAGTTAGAACTTCGTGATTGGCTTGAGTCATTAAATGATGACGATAGTTTTACTCGTACAATGGAAAAGATTTATACTGACCTTCAGGCAACTGGAAACGGTTACATGGAAGTTGGTAGAACAGTAAGTGGAGAGATTGGCTATGTTGGCCATATTCCTTCTACAACAATGCGTGTTCGCCGCATACGTGATGGACACGTTCAGATAATCGGTCCAAAGGTTGTGTACTTCCGCAACTTTGGCGCCACAAACATTAATCCGTTAACAGCAGATCCACGCCCAAATGAGATTATTCATTTTAAGGACTATTCACCGCTAAATACATATTATGGTGTTCCAGACATTATTGCTGCGCTTCCATCACTTATTGGTGATCAACTTGCCTCACAGTACAACATTGATTATTTTGAAAACAAAGCGGTACCAAGATATGTAATCACTCTTAAGGGTGCAAAGTTATCTGCAGATGCAGAAGATAAGATGTTTAGGTTCCTACAAACAGGGCTAAAGTCCCAGTCACACAGAACACTCTATATCCCGCTTCCTGGAGATACTGATCACTCTAAGGTTGAGTTTGAAATGAAGCCAATTGAAAACGGTATTCAGGATGGTTCATTTAAAGAGTATCGTAAGCAGAACCGTGATGATATTTTAATTGCTCATCAGGTTCCCATCTCTAAACTTGGTGGTTCAGATTCAGGCGCCATCGCCGCCGCACTAGCGCAAGATCGTACATTTAAAGAGCAGGTTTCTCGCCCAGAACAGCAGCATCTTGAGAAGGTAATTAGCAAACTCATAAAGGAAAGAACTGATATTCTT